TCATATCCTAAGACTCTTTCCGAAAAAGTTTTATTGAAGATACATAGATCAAGCCTGTCTTCACTATCGGTAACTAATTCAGCTACCTTTAGTGTTTTTTCTTTTATTTCTTGTGTAGGTTCTTGTATTTCTACAGTCGGGCCAACCGGCTTTGGTATCAAATCAGGAATCCTTTCCTGAATTTGAGGTAGAAATAAACCTATAAGAATTATGAGTAAACCTAAAACGGTTCTAATCGTCGAGGATTTCAATTTCATCCTCCTTCTCTAAGCAGTCTTGATCTCTTTCTACGAGAAGAGGAAACAATTCATCAAGTTTTTTACATGCTTCCTGTAAACATAACTGCTTACAAGAACTATATAGAGACTCCCACTGAACCACGGTAGACGATAGTTTTACTTCCTTTTTAGATGTTTTGAAAGATGGAACTGAGAAATTTTTAAATAGTTCAAGAAGTGACGGCAGAGCTATAGCCACTCCAACACCAATAAAAATTAATTGTACTGTACTAAGTTCACCCATTTTATATTCCTATTATTTAGTTTCTCTAACGGTGTCACCAATAACCCAAGCTACAACAATTGTACAAACGCCAATAAGTTGCTCTTGGTTAAGTTCAACTCCAAAAAGTTGGGATGCTACAACAGCAACAAGACCTACTGAAGATACCCAAAACCTACGAGATTTTAACAAAGACTTTAACTTTTCCATAATTTACTCCAATCACTTTTTAAAAAACCCTTCTAACGAAGGACGTAAACACTACTTCTTATTATACATTTTTCCTACAGTTTCGGCAGACTGAAAACCTACTTTATGAGAATCATATTTACCATTTACCATTAAAACAAATTCTGGAACCGATCTTGTTTTTTTATTAAACATAAGCTGTTTGTTTGACGGTTTATCAATGTCTACAATTCTTATCATGGCATCTGCTTTTTCTGAAATTTTCCACTTAGGATTCGTTTTAAACTTTGCTAACTCTGTTCTTTTCCATTGTTGGCATGGCCCGCACCAGCTCGCCGTAAAAAATAAAACCTGTTTTGCTCTTGGTTTTGGCTCTATCTTTTTCTCAAGAACCAAAGTAGGGGTCTTCTGTAATTTTTTTTTTGAATTTGTGTGGTTTCTGTAGGACAGTACGTTCTCATTTCTAATACTTCTACCTCGTTTGCCACAGGAGCAGGACTAGAAACAGAATGATACGGACAGTCAACCATCTTACCACTTCCGGGTAAATCTGGTCTTTCGTATTGACCAGTACCTTTACATATACATTTATTAACGTCTGGATCTGGCCCCAATGGTTCAACATCGTCGTCTGGAACAACTTTTAAAACCTTAGATTCAGCATCCATAAAAGCCGCACTTGTACGACTCATTATAGGCTCTATATCGCTTGCTGTCAACACTTCTTGCGGTCTATTTTGAAAAAATATAAAAGCCGCTATGATACCCGCACCTATAATCGCTCTTTGTTTTGTAGTCATTAGAACACCTCATTGATTGTCCAATCTATTTTTCTGGCAGGGAATCCATCTACATCGCTAAACACCCAGCCGCCACCACCCGATAACATGCCTCTAGCGTCCTTTTCCCTAATCCAAAAACTACCTTCCGGCTGTCCTAACACCCTCGATCCACTGTTCCATTTGCCCCAGCTATTTTGAACTAGGAACAAGGTTTCTTTTAATCTTTTGTGTGTATCATCACAAGCAATCCAAGCCATAGCATGATTCCAACCGCTAGATCTTTTAGCGATACCATTACTATCCCTTCTAGAAGAAAAGCCGTACCCAGAACATAGAGAAATAGCATAGCCATTAGCCAACGCATCTCTAGCTTCCTCCACTGTTCTTATGTTAGAAATAGTTTTTACTTGGTGCTTTTGCGCCTCTGTTTTATACACATTATTTGGTATTTTCTTTCTTGCACCCAAACTAGAATTATATTTAGATAAATCTACATCTCCATAATCTTTTCTAACCAAGACGCCTCCATTCTGATGGACATACCTAGCAGCACCGGAACAGGTCATACCTTGTCCCATATGGCTTCTCGATTGATATATCGCTTCCGTTGCTCCGCGAGCCATAAAGTCTTCTCTATCTCCGTTTTTTATTTCTACAGCGCGAGTAATGTCTACAGCATTTCTAGTGGAATGAGAAACACAGTCTCCTGTGGTTTGTCTTTCCGATGGGCCAAAACCCGGATCGAACTCCAACAAAGCCTTAAAAGGTAGGCTGAGTTTACCCTCTCCCGAACCATAAAGCCCGTGAGCAGCAGCACCAAACACAGGAGTAGGAAGTTCGCCTAAAAGCTGTGCTGTATCTTCTGGGTCACAAATACTACCAACAAAACCTTCTTTGTAAAGATTTAATAGTTTTCTTGGTGTGCTAAAATCATAGTCCATTTATCAACTCCTGTGCTGAATTTTTCCAACTAAATTGTTTTCCGGTATCTATACCGTTTTGGTTTATAGTAAGTTGTCCATCTTGTTTTAAAGCGTGAACATCTCTCATGTATTCTATTGTAACATCTTTTTGTTCTTGAGCAAGTTCTGCCCACATCCCCCCGCTACCGTCAAAAAACACCCCATCAAAAGCTGTTTCTAGATTATAAATGTCTATAAGTTTAGAATTTTCACTATTACAAAATTCAGTATGTGCAGAATAGTTAGTTGTAATAACGTGCTTGCCCATAGCCATCATTTCTAGTAGCTCAAGATTCCAACCTTCTGCCCTTGAGGGAAATACACCACAATCAGCCTGCCGCATAATGCTCATTACATCTTGATGAGTTTTCTGCCTTGGTATAATTCTTATTTTGCTTCCTAGCTTAGAATTTTTATAGAGGTCTTGCCAATTTTTATTACCCTCTCCTATAAATGGATTATCACACATCATCCATAATTCTACATCATCATTCTCAGAAAAGGCATTGTTGAAGCATTCTAGAAGTATATCGTGACCTTTTCTTTTTTCCCATTTACCGCAGTTAAAAAAGACAGTTGATTGTCTTCCAGAAACGGCTGACGGTGAGAATATATCATTATCAACACCCAACGGCACAACATGCACATCTTCATCTTTAAATTTTGTATTTTGTAAGATAATTTGTTTAGCCCATTTAGAACAAACAAATATTTTATTACAATGATGAAGGCTCGTTACTTCTTTTGCGTTAAAGTGAGTAAGCTCAAAGATAGGAAAGCCTATAAACTTTCCATTGCCAACTCTGGTGGTCAAATCATTTTGATGCCAGATTTTAACACAGGGTCTATTAATAAGACATCTTTCTTGATTTGATATTGCCGCATAAAGTTCTTCGCTTTCAAAATCTTGCGGCTGAGAAATGGGATAGAGGGATACAGAGTTATCTATCTTGTATAATTCTTTAAGTATATTGTATCCCGCTACCCCGTAACCCAAAGTATTTATGGGTGCAATCAAATTTATCATTCAATGTTTCCTAAGTTATAGTCTAATAATACAGCGCTGGATGATGTCTTGAACACAATATTGAATTGTATGACAGTCTGAATCCAGCTAACTATATTATAGATTATACTACCAGAATTTGCAAGACCAATATCTAGCTTTCCATCTAGGACCGGGACTTGAATCGCACTTATGACGGGCGCGAAAACTTTTACGTCTAGCTGGATCGCTCTTTTTAATTTTCATATTAGGATCACCAAAGTTCACCTTTACTACATTACCTTTTTCATTTTTAACATAAACAGACCTTTTCTTTGGACCCTTTGGGGTCAGGAAAGGTTTACCCAGCTTAACCTTCCGGCCTTGGTATTCTGCCGCTTTAGATTTCTTAGGATGTCCCTTTGGAAGTAAGTCGTTATCTTGTGTATAGGCTGAGTTAGCAGGCTTTCCCGTTCTGAGAAGCGTCAAGAAAGCATTTACTCTAGCAATAGCCCAGCCGTGACGACTCATTTTTGGTGCATGACTTGTTGAGAAAGCGCCAGCACCGCGACGATAAACAGCTTTGAGCATACCAAGAGTAGCTTTTGATCCTTTGCCTTTTGCATTATGGTCCACAGCTTTCTTGGATAATTGTGCAGTCACCTCTTTACTGAATGTTATCTTGCCACTAGGATTTTTAGCGCTGTCTGGTTTATTCTTTTTAGATCCTTTTTTCTGATCTTTTTTAGGAGCAGGGGTTCTTCGTGGATCTTCTGCTTCTGCATGATCTGCGTAAGCCTCATGCTCAGACTGCGCTCTTTTTAATTGATCTTGTGTTGGTCTACCTTCTTTTTCGGTACGGGCAGGCTTGTAATTTTTGCCTTCTCTCTCTTTCTTTCTGCGGATATTTTCCCAGAGTCCCGGTCTTGCTACAGATATATCCCAATCTTCTTCAACCTCTCCCGCCACGGATTCGTATTCATCTTCTGAAGGTATATAAAAATTTTCTTCCGTAAGTTCTTCGGTATATCCAAAAACTTCTCTATTGTATGAATCGTCCGCTTTAGCAAATGCTTCTCTGTAGTTTCTGCTCATTATCTTCTCCAATTATTGTAGTTGTAGTTTATAGTTGGTTGTGGTCCGTAATAATTAAAAGTAGTAACTCTTGGGATATAATAAAACTGTGGGTTAATTCCCACTGTAACCGTTCGCCTATAGGGGTCTACATAAACATTGTTTACGTTTAGAGTTGTACCTTGTGGAAGCCAAACAACATGTGGTTGATAACCAACAACCCTGCGTTGACCCCAAGGCCACTGAGCCGAAGCTGTATTACACATGACACAAAAACAAAATACTGCGGCAAGTCCTGCGATTAAATTCTTCATTATTTTTCCT